AAAAGGGTGGTTCTGCTTCTAAGAAGTCTAAAAAACGTAAAACTTAGTTGTAAAACTGATGATTGTGTCTAATATTAACAATATGAATACTGCAACCGAAAGATTACAGGAGTTTTTTGATAATTTATTAGCGTTTTGTGATCAAACTACTAAAAATCAAGAAGATCAGATACTTTTAGCGGGGTCCATGATGGCTGTAGCTAAAATATTGTATCATAATAATTTATCAGACATAGAATTTCAAAAAATTATGGATCATAATGGAAGAGACTTGCTAAATCTCATAAAACCAACTATACATTGAGAGCATGAAGAAAAAGAAAAAATTTCCTGACATAAGTGGTGATGGTAAAATCACTAAAAAAGATATTTTAATGGCTAGAGGAGTTATAAAAAAGAAAAAATCTAAAAAAAAGGGTAAAAAATGAAGTTTAAAAATGCAAAAATGACGATTGTTCCTAAAAAAAATCCGTTTCCAAACACAAAAGTTGCGTCAACTGCAGAGCAAGTTTTCTCTCCTTTTGTAGAAAAAAATAATAAAGGAAGTGGCCCACAAGGTCAAACAAGTAGAATGCAAATTAAAAAAGTAGCTTTTAAAGGCATAAAATAGTATACTTCGCTACTTTAACAAAGGAGGTTTTATGAACCTATTAAAAGATCTATGGTCACACATCAAAGAATGGAGTGATTGGCAGATGAAGGACTGGATAAAAGCGGCTATTGTGGCTATTGTAGTTATTTGGGTAGTTAGCTGGATGACAGGCGGAGCAGCATAGTGCTTAATCTTATCGGTGGCTTACTTGGTGGTGGAAAAGGCGGAGCCTTAGCAACTATTTCAAAAGTTGTCGATGAACTTCATACTAGCGAAGAAGAGAAATTAGATAAAAAGATTCTAATGCAACGCTTACAACAAAAGCTTGCAGAAAAACAATTAGATGTTAATGCAAAGGAAGCCAGCCATCGCAGCGTATTCGTTGCTGGCTGGCGACCTGCAATAGGTTGGTGCGGAGCCCTTGCCTTATTTTTTGCTTTTATATTATCCCCATGTATTGAGTGGTATGCAAAATTTTCAGGAATGGATATTGTGCCTCCTGCCATCGAGACTGGGCCCTTACTAGCAATTGTCACTTCAATGCTCGGGGTTGCCGGCATGAGAAGTTTCGAGAAGGCGAAAGGAATTGCTAAATGACATACGACGAATTAGCTGGATCAGTAAAATTATCCGAAGGTTTTAGAGATCACATATACAAGGATACCGAAGGGTTCGCTACGATAGGCTGGGGTCATAAAGTTGTGCATGAAGATAATTTTGAAGAAGGCAAAACATATTCAAAAGAAGAACTACAAGAGGTATTTGATAAAGATTTAAACAATGCGATTGGTAAAGCTAGAGCACTTATGGAACAAAATGGTGTTACCGATTTACCAACCACTGCTCAACACACTCTTACGGAGATGGTGTTTCAACTTGGGCCTACAGGCGTGTCCAAGTTTGCAAATATGTGGAAATGCCTGCAGGACCGAAATTTTGAAGGTGCGAGTTTAGAGATGTTAGATTCGAAATGGAATCGTCAAACTCCAAATCGCTGTAAAAAATTATCGGATCAAATGAAATCATGCGCATAGAAAATTTTTTTACTCATTACAAAAATCAATTAATTAGTAGACAAAAGCAAGTTGAAGAGTCTATATTAAGTGGACTGTGTAAAAGTTGGGATGATTATAGATATCTTACCGGAAGACTTGATGCACTTAAACAAGAAGAACAGGAACTCACGGACCTGCTGAAAAAACAGGAGCTAGAAGATGACTAAAACAGCAAGTAAGATAATAATGCCAAAACATGTATGGGATGGCAAAAGTGTTGAAAAAAAGAAGAATGAATTAGAAAAGGTACCAACTCCAACTGGTTTTAGAATAGTTTTATTTCCTTTAAAGTTAGAAGGAAAAACAAAAGGTGGTATTCATTTAACAGATGAAACAATTCAAGAATCACAAATAACAACAAATATTTGTAAAGTTTTAAAAGTAGGATCTAGTGCCTACAAAGATAAAGAAAGGTTTCCTGATGGTCCTTGGTGTAAACAAGATGATTGGGTAATAATAACTCGTTATGCCGGGTCTCGTATTAAGATTGATGGCGGTGAGTTACGAATCGTAAACGACGATGAAATAATCGGAACGGTAGATGACCCTAGAGACATTTTACCCGCTAACATATTATAAACATGGAGAAGTCTATGCAACAAGTGCAATCAGAACAAGATAAAATGGTTCCAATTGATACGTCTGGAGAGTCTGTAGAAATAGAACTTAAAGACGATAAAGCTGTCGAAACAAAGGAAGAACCAAAAGAAGAAATTGTTGTTGAACAACAATCTACAGAAACAAAAAAAGAAAATGAATTAGATCAATATTCTGACTCAGTAAAAAAACGTATTGATAAGCTTACTAAGAAAATGCGTGAAGCTGAAAGAAGAGAACAAGCTGCAATTGAATTTGCAGAAAAAATGAAAAAACAAAACGAAGATTTTGAACAAAAAGTAAAAGATCTTGATACTGGTTATACAAATGAGTTTAAAGAGAGAGTAAATACTCAATCAGAAGTTATAAAAGATAATTTAAAAAGAGCTTTAACTTCAAAAGATAACGATGCTGTTGTAAAAGCACAAGAACAGTTAGCTCAAATTGCAATTGATCAACAAAGATTAAAAGAGGCTGAAAAACTTCTCCTTGAAAGAGAAAATGCTCCTAAAGAAACAAAAGAAGAAAAAGCTCCTCAACAAACATACAAAAGACCTGATCCTAGAGCAGAACAATGGGCTGAGGATAATGAATGGTTTGGTAAAGATGAAGTAATGACTTACGCTGCTTTTGGTATACATAAAAGACTTGTTGAACAAGAAGGACTTGACCCAAAGTCAGAAGATTACTATAATAGTTTAGACTCTCGTATGAGAGAAGAGTTTCCTCAAAAATTTGGGGATAATACAAAGAGCAATCGTGTAGTTCAGACGGTTGCATCTGCAAATAGATCGACAAAATCTGGACGCCGCACTGTGAAACTCACACCCTCACAGGTAGCTATCGCAAAAAAACTTGGTGTGCCACTTGAAGAGTACGCAAAACACGTGAAGGAGGCGTAAATGACTACAAAAGGAATTAAAAACCTATCACGCAAACAAGAAACCCGTGAAAAGGATGCACGAAAGAGGGGATGGGTTCCTCCAAGTAACCTAGAAGCACCAGAGCCACCAGAAGGTTTTCACCACAGGTGGGTAAGGTCTGAATACCGTGGGATGACTGATGAAAAAAATATCATTGGTAGGCTACGAAGCGGATATGAGTTTGTGAAATCAGATGAATATCCCGATAGATTGGATTTACCATCTATCGCTGAAGGAAAATATAAAGGTGTCATAGGTATAGGCGGATTATTACTAATGCGTTGTCCAGTAGAAGTGAAAGAAGACCGAGATGAATATTTTCGTAATCTTACAAATCAAAAGACAGATGCCATTGAAAATGATCTCCACAAAGAAGAGCATCCAGCAATGCCAATCCATCAGGAAAGGCAAAGCAGAGTAACTTTTGGAGGCAAAAAATCTTAATAAGTAAGATCATTTATGTCTCTAAAAAATTTAGGAGACTACTATGGCTAACATAGATCAAGCATTCGGTCTTAGACCAATAGCTAAAGTTGGTTCTGCCCCTGGCGGAACTACTGGGACTACTAAATACTCTATTGCAAGTGGCGCAGGCGCAATGTTTACAGGTGATATCGTTAAACAAGCGGCAACTGGTACAATCGTACAAGGCACAGCTGGTGCCGCAGCAAGAGGAGTTTTTATGGGATGTTTCTACACAGATCCATCTACAGGTAAGCCCAGATACAATAATACGTTCCCTAATGGAACAGTAGCAAGTGATGCAATCGCATTTGTGGCTGATGACCCTGACCAATTATTTATTTGTCAGCAAGATTCAGTTGCTGCGGAAATCGTTGCTGCAGATTTAAACCTAAACGCTGATCTCGTTATAGGGACTGGTTCTACCACTACGGGTATTTCTGGTACAGAAATTGATTCAAGTTCTAAAAATACTACAGCAGCACTCAATGTGAAGTTGATTGATTTTTATGACACACCGAGTAACGACGCTACGGCTAGTAACTCTGTTCTTGTTGTGAAAATTAACAACCATGAGTTAAACAGTGGTACTGGAACAGATGGTATATAGGAGTAGATTATGGCGATTAATAGAGCGCAACTCGCAAAAGAGCTAGAACCTGGTCTAAACGCCCTGTTCGGAATGGAGTATTCTCGTTATGAAAACGAGCATGCTGAAATATTTGACCAAGAATCAAGTGACAGAGCTTTTGAAGAAGAAGTAATGTTAGTTGGCTTCGGTGAAGCTGCGGTCAAGCAGGAAGGTTCTGCTGTACAATTTGATACAGCTCAAGAATCTTTTACTGCTAGATATTCTCATGAAACTGTTGCATTAGCATTCAGTTTGACTGAGGAAGCAGTTGAAGACAACTTGTACGATACTTTATCGGCTCGTTACACGAAATCTTTGGCACGTTCAATGGCATACACAAAGCAAGTAAAAGCTGCGAACATTTTAAATAATGCATTCGCAACTGCTGGCGGAGATGGTGTTTCTTTAGTAAACACAGCTCACCCAACTGCTTTAGGTGGAACTTTCTCAAACAGAAATTCTACTGATGCTGACTTGAACGAAACCTCATTAGAGCAAGCAATGATTGATATTGCAGGCTTTATCGACGAAAGAGGGCTAAAAGTTGCAATGCAGGGAAGAAAATTAA